ACTGAAGGCGCTTCAGCTGAATAAACATACTGATCTCCAAGCAAGCACATCTCAATTTCAGCGTGAATTAGAGTTCCACGCTTTTGCCCTCTTGCAAGGATTTCTGGCGCATCTGGCTCATTATTCTGCCACCAAGTCAGACTCTTGTGTTTGTCTGGATGAAAAAGTGGCATTGTCTCGCCAAGGATTGTCGAAATCCTGGCGTATTCAAGTCCATCTTTTTCGTAAAAATAATGTTCGCCTGGCATTAGCCTATTGCCTCGCTAGCCGCTTTTTGCAAGTCTGCGGTTGATTGCGCTATCTCCTTTGCGACAATTTGAATTACTTGATCGCCCTTGGTATTTTGCCCAAGATTAAGCTTTTCTGCATATTCGGGAGTCAGCTTTTCGAGAAGTTTTGGCCGCAAGGAATCCTTTACATCTTCAAATTCAGTGATCTGAAGAATTGCCTTAAGTGTTTTGATGCCATCAGAGTTGATTCCAACTTGCTCCATTTTAGCCAACAAAGTATCAGCGAACTTTTGAGCCACTTTCTCAGATTGAGAAACTTGCTCAAGATTGAGAGGCTTGTCTTCTACGTTGCGTTGCTCTTTGTCATACAAAGCAAGGCCGAACTGATTGCCGAAAGTCATCAGAGCCCGCTTCATTGCATCAGTTGCGGCCTCCTTGACTGCAGATTCATGCGCTTGGCCAAGATCAACGTCAATGCCATGGCCGGCGCCAACACCTTCCCTTTTGATTCCGTTTACATTTACTCGGATGCTGGCGACATAAGAGACCCCCCAGCCAGCCTTTTGATCCCGACCAATCTTGCGTTCCCGCTCAGAGACACACTTTAGTTCAATGATTTCTTGATCCCAAGAACCAAAGCCAAAGATACGATTAGCCTCGCTAATTGCGTACCAGCCTTCGATATAGGAAAGATTTCTGCCGCTCTGGCTTCTGGTTCTTACGGCTTGGCTAGAAAGAGGTTCTTGCAGCTCCTGGAGCTGCTTGTCGCTAAAAGCTGTTGGGTTCATAGTTGCGGAGCGCTGCTCCGAATTGGTTGACGACCGCCAGTCTATCATGCTGTTGACCTTGCAGCAAGCCTTGTGAGCACGAAAGGGGCCACCAACTTAAACAGAATCTTACGGATTACCGCAAAGCTTCTGTTTGAAAAGGGGGAAGACGCTCCATCAGTGGCGAACCTTCTCCAAGGCTTCGTCAACCCTGGCATGGTCCGGGACTGGTACGAACGGTATTGCGAAGTCAATGGCCTTCCTGGCTCAGTCAACAGCAAAAAAACGCACCGCCGAATGCCGATGCCGCCAATTGATTTCCAAGCGATCGAGATACAAAAATTAGAAGAATTGCTTGAAGTTCCACCAGGGATGGACTTTGGCGACACGCCAGAGCCGGAGTGGTGAGGAAGCGCTAGGCTTTCAAAGCTGGACCGAAGGCAAGAGCCCGGGCCCAGCAGCAAAACCCCTTCAGAAGATTGGATTATGGACGGCGTGCCAAAAATGCCAGCGGATGTTGTTGCGTTGCTCAAGGATATGGCGAAGATTCGTCATACAATTCTCGAAAATGCACCGCAATGCCTACCGCTTCTTGCCCCGGCCTTTGTTGATGCCGAACAACGGATCTACGCTATCTTGAGCCACTGATTCTTTGGCAGCAGTTTTGGCTCGATTCCTGACTCTGACGCTCTGCTTCTCTTTGTTGATCTGCTGCATTTTTTCTTTGAGTCGATCGGCTTCGTAATCAGGCTGCCGATTCCTCATTTTTTGAAGAGTTTCTTGGTAGCCAGGACTTTCAAGTTCTGGAAACTTTTCAAAAATACTGGTCCAGTTAGGCTGCGGCATTACAAGGGATACTTTTCAAAAATAACAGAACTTTTAAGGTCAATGCAACATTGGAGTGTGCCGCACATTCCATGTCTATTTTTGGCAACAGAAATGGCTATCTCATATTCATCTTTTTCCTGGTCATAGTAATTAGGCCTAAGCAGGAACATTACAATATCAGCGTCCTCTTCGATCCTACCAGAAGCGCGAAGGTCTGCCATGTTGGGCATCTTATCGCTTCTATTTTCTACGCCTCTGTTGACTTGACTTAGCAAAAAAATATCTATGCCGATGTTTGTGGCAAGTTTTTTCAAAGCTCTCGTAACATTGCCTATATTAGAAGCCTCCGTATTCTGAGCATCGCCAGAACAGCCTTCTACAAGTTGCAAGTAATCAATGAAAACAGCGGAAAGATTTTTCCTGGTTTTTGCAAGAAGCCTGATCTTAGCGGAAATTGTGTCGATAGCTTCAGATGTGTCAAAAATATGCAATCTTTTTACTAACTGAGAATCAGAATAGCTTTCAAGCCTTGCCCTCTGAGCAGATGTATAAGTTCTGAGCCTAAGGTTGTTAGAGCGAATGGGATCGACAAGTTGTTTCTGATAGCTCAAATTCATATAATCAAGACATGCAATGGATTTATATTGCACTTGCTTTTTCGACATCTCTAAACTAAAAAAAGCAGCATCGCAGTAAGTGTCGGCCAGCACGGTTGCAAGGTGAATCGCAAATGTACTTTTTCCCATCCCAGGCCTTGCAGCTATCACCACCAACCGACCTGAATATGGTGAATTCCTTTTTGCAACACCACCTTGTATCGCTCCATCAAGTACATTGATACCAGTGGGAATTGCAATATCTCCGGGCAGTGGCGAAAGTGCCTCATTGAGAGATGACTGCCAATCGTCGTCCCTTTTATCAAAAGTTGAAGCGTTAAACCATATCTCTTGCTGACTTTCTATTAAAGAAGGAATATCTTCTTCAAAGACTTTTTGATCTGGAACGCCAGCAAGGATGGTAATTATTTTCTCTGCATTGATCTTAAGGCTTGCTCTTGCAAGCTTAACCCTCCAGAGAGGTATAACAGAATAGAAAGATTCAATGCTAAAAAACATCGAAGGAGACTTTGCGACTTCTTCAACATGTTCACTTTCATCTTGATAGCCCATTGACAGAAGCAATTTTTCTGCCATCACAGAAATGCTTCCAGGTACTATTAAAGATGACTTGACCGAATCAAGTGCAATTTTCTTTATTATATGAAAAAGCGCTTTCTTGTGTGTTTCGGCAAACCATTCTTGATCTACTTGAGTTACAAGTTCACATAGCCCTGCTGGAGATCCTTGTTCATTTTCAAGATAAAAAATACAAGACGAAAGAAATGAGTCTTCTATCTCATTAGTATCCCAAGTATTCATCTGGGATACGATTGCAGAAATCTCTTCGCTCATTTAATTCAAAGTGTAGATGATAGGCGACATTACTGGTCTGCCTTGATTTAATGTTTTAGTTGCTATGCCGTTTTCTTTTGCAAGTTTCTCAATAGTATCCTTGTGTCCAGCAAACCCAAGTGATTGCCAATTTCTTTCGGAAACATATTCGCAATAAAATTCAAGAACTCCAGCATCCCTTGCATACTCAAGAGCACGCATGGTTGAACTTGTAAGCTCTGGCTTGAGTTTGTATTTTTTTTGTCTTCTATCAAGCCATTGCAACAGATGCTCACGATAAGGATTCAGCCACTCAGGCAGTTCTACCCCTGCTGGAGGCTGTTTTGGCTGCTGGGGGGATATAGGGGGGTTTTTATTGTTCATTGGTTCTTGTTCAATGGTTCTTGTTCGTGTGTCACCCTGACAGGGGGCCCCTTCCTGTGTGACATGGGGGGGTTGTCCGGCTGACAGGGGGTAGTGTCCCCCTGACACGGGGGCTGGAGTGGGGCGAGCCTCGTCGCCAACCGGAAGACCGTCCCAAATCATTAAGCGATATAAATTTGTTTTTTGGCCAAGTTCATCATATCTCGGAATTTTTTCTATGAGATTTTTCTCGACAAGCCCTGCAATCGACCTGATGACAGAACTTTTACTGATTCCGGCGCAAGCCGCAATAGTGCTTTGACTAGGGAAAACGTCATCGCCCTGTCCAGCTCCACTAGCAAAATGCTGGAGAATGAGCAAAACACAAAGTTCGTGACAAGACAACCAACCAAGCCGTCGCTTTTGTTTTTCAATAATCCAATTTGGTAAAGCAGTAAAAGTCTGCTGAGCCTTAATACGCGCCATTTGCTTTACTGCTGGCAAATCAGTTTTCTTGCGTATTTGAAATTTCAGCCAAATGCTTTTCAAGCCAAGCTTCAAGCGCAATTGTCACTTCACCGGAAATGCTCCGATGGTGAGCAGCGGCCAATATACGCAGCTTTTGTCGCGTTTTTTCTTCAATTCCAACTACAAGACGGGGAAGCGGGGTTGGCATAAAATCTGTGGTGAACGCACCAATGGTAGCATGGGGGAGCCAGGGGGGAGGCACTCGGGTGCAATTAAGGGCAAAGCGTTGAGATGCCTCGTCAACCCGCCTGCTGGAGCCTCCGCCTTGCTGGCCAAGGAATGAGTGCCTAATGCTGCCTCAGGCCTCTTCCTGGCCCTGCTGGAGGGGTCTGGTGAAGCGCCAGTAGTGGGGATTCTTCGCCTGTGGCAGGTGCCAGGCAGAAGGTCTCTTGCATTTTATTGACAGCTCGGCATATAAACTGTAGAATCTTGAAGCTTTCTATTCACCAAGCGAATGTCAGCATTCAACAAAAGCACTGAACTGAGAATTGGAGACAGCGTTTACGCTAGATTTTTTGGCGAAGATCTGCTTATAATCGAAGACATTGCTCAGGTTGCGTCAAGGTTTCCCCATTACTTGTGCTATCTCAGGGGAGAGAAATATTTGATTCCTAAAATTCACCTTTCTACTAGATCTCTGCTTGTTGACACTGGAGCCGGGAATCGTCGCCAGCTAGAGCTTCTGTAGAGCTTCGCTGCTCAGCTGCGTCACACCTTGACCGGGAGTCGCTGCCGCTGTAGGGTTTTTGCGTGCCTAGCGCAAATCCGCAGATCCTGAAGCTGCGTCTTTAGACTAAGCAAACTTAAGCTAAAGCCAGCAAAACAGGATGCAAGCACTGCGCGACCATGAGCCTTGAAGAGTATTCAGCAGATATAGTTCGTGTTCCATTGCTGACATGCGACGAAGAGATAATACTTGGGGGATATATCCAGAAAATGATAAAAATTCTCAGGGACAACGGGCTAAATGAACAAATATCGCAAAAAAATCTTCTTGATTCCACTAAAAATTTAAGTCCAGAAGCGAGGTTAGTAATAAAAAGAGGACTGAGAGCAAGAAGTCGAATGATTTCAGCAAACATGAGGCTTGTGATCGCTGTCGCAAAAAAAATCAAAACAACGCAAACTCATCTTACGATTCAAGACTTAATTCAGGAAGGCGCAATTGGCTTGGCCAGGGCATCTGAAAAATTTGAACCAGGCCGTGGATATAAATTCAGCACTTATGCCTACTGGTGGATAAGGCAAGGAATAGTAAGGGCCACTGAGTCTCAAGAGAAGGCAATTCGGATGCCATCGAATGTGCAAAAAACAGCAAGGCAAATCAGAGAAACCAGAGATAAATTGACGTTAATTCTCAAAAAAGAGCCGACAGTCGCTGAGATAGCTATTGACATGGAAGAGGACATAGAAAAAGTAAAAAAAACCTTGCTTGCTGATTCGGTAGTTGTTTCTTTGGACTCGAATGTAAGCCAAAGTGGCGATCAGATTTCGTTGCTGGAGCTAATTCCAGCAAGCGCGTCAGACGAAGATAACGACGACAGCCTCGAAAAAATAAACTTTATCTTAACCATTATCAGCGCTTTGCCAGAAGAAGAGCAAGAGCTTGTCAAGCAAAAGTATGGAATTGGCTGCCAACCTGTTTCAGCAAAAGAAATCGCAGAAACTAGCGGAATCAGTAAACATGCCGTCCGCCAAAAACAACAAAATATCATCAAAAAAATTCAATATGTCGTAAATACTTTTTTTTCTAGTCAAGTCCCTTAGATCGGATTTATTTTTATTTTAATCCCGCTGCCGCCAGTCGTCGCGTTGCTCACGTCGAAACCAGCTGAGGCGGTAGTTCGCTGACAGCATCAATATATCGCGGGTGCGTTAACCATAGCCTGCAGCCAAATAGCGTGCCATGTGCCAAAAAGTAAAATTGCCCCTAGCAAGCCCGACCAGAGTACAACGCGCAATTCATGTCGTCTGATCGCTTGCTCTATTAGAGCTTGGATGTCTTCTCTGCTCACTGCTGCCTTCCTTTGGGCAAACTGTAGGTGCACACTACGGTTGAGAACACCATGGCCAGCAAGCAAAGATTGCCACAGCTTAGGCAACGCGACTTGATGCCTTATGTAACGGTTGGCACCGATGTGCGTGGTTCAGCATGTTGGTTGGTAATTGATCGTGATGTTGTAATCGAATGTATTAGCGGTGAGCGTGCGTTAGCGGTGATGAAAAATTTAATTACCGCCAAAGGTTGATCAATAACTTGGTGATGTTTTTAGCGTTCAGCAATAATTGCCCAGCCTTTGCCAGGGGCATAACGATAGGCACCACCGCCGATGGGCTCCACCATCCAGCGCTTGCCGAAATTGAGGCGGTTGTAGCGCATAAATCGCGCCACTCCGCCCAGATACTCACCACTGAGCAAGTTCGCTTCTCCGAACGGGTCGTGAACAATCAAATGCGTGGGATCTTGACCCACCACGATCAGCCAGTGACCACCGCCGGTGGGTTGCTCCACTGGACCGCGATGGAT